TCAATCTTTTTTATACTTGTTTGGAGTGAATTTTTGTTTTGCTAATTGTTTTGCCATGCGCATAGAGTTTTCTAGAGAAATACGAATCATTTCTTTTGTATGTTCGTCTATTGGTTCTCCGTCAAACATTAAAGCATCTTCACTATTTTCTAATTCTTCTAATGTTTTTTCTAAATCACGTGCGATATCGCGTTCTTCTTTTTTTGAAAGTTTGTTAGACCTACCCAATAATTCGTCTGTAGATATTTCATATAAATCAGCTAATTTTCCTAATGTTGTTGTATCGGGATCACGATAGTCGCGCTCATAATTTGAAAGGACAGTATTTGTAATACCGATTTTTTCGGCGACAAACTTTTGAGACCATTTGCGTCTTTCTCTTTCTTTTTTTAATCTATAGCCTAAAGTCATAGTTTATCCTTCCATTCTTCCATTTGTCTTTTCGTTAATTATTTTAACAATATTTCACGTTATGTGAAACTTTATTCACTAAAAGTTAAAAAACTAATTGACTTTCACGTTACGTGGAATTAATATATGATACATAGGGTTCACGTTACGTGGAATGAGGTGGTGTTAAATGGAGATTAATCAAAAGATACGGGAATTAAGAATTTCTAAGGGTATTTCACAAGTATTTATGGCAAAAGAACTTAGTATTTCTGTATCAGCTTATAACATGAAAGAAGCAGGGAAACGTTCGTTTAAAGCACAAGAATTAAAGTGTGTTGCAAAGGCACTAAATGAACATCCATCAATTTTTTTTGAATAAATATTACACGTAAAGTGGAATTTGTTATAAAACTTGTGTAAAAGTAGGTGAGAAAATGCCATCAACTAACATGGCAGTACCAACAGAGCCGTCGCATAAACATATAAAAAATACTTCAAGAGGTGATACCATGAGCCAACAAGAAGAATATGCGGCGACTTATGAATTTGGAAAAACGAAAGTCCATGTTGTGGCTCCTGAGCCAAAATCACAAAAGGATATTGATAAAATCCGTCAAGCATATTACAAGGCTGGTTGGGCCATCATCAAAGAAATACAAGTAAAAGAAAACGTTGAGGAATAGTTCCTCTCTTTTTATACGAAAAGTAGACAAGTTACATATGTACTAAGTTCATTGTAACTATTTGAAAACTAAATATGGAGGCGAACAGATATGGGAACAAGCATATACTGCAATTCAGCAATAGGGGAATTATTACAGAATGCTAGAGAATGTTGCGACAATGTTCAGCTGAAAACAAAGAAAGGGTTATCTAAGTACCTTGGTATTACACATGAACGGTTAACCCGTATTGAATCTGGACTTTCTAAACCAGAATTTGAACTTGCGATGGATTGGTGCCATGCAACAGGAGCAAAATTGAATCAGCAAGCGATTAAACATATCTATGGTGTTGGGTTACCGCCAACAGATCCACGCTTAACTCAAGATGTAAATCTACAATTGATGAACTACATTAAGCAAGCTGAAGAGGGAATTGCGGCAGCGAAAGAAATTATGAACTTACAAGTTACAACAAGGTCATGGAAGCATGATGAAAAAAAGAAACATGAATACGCAGTTCATGCAAAAGAAATCTTCGATACAATCCAAGCTACTCAATGTGTAGTTCAAGCTCTTGAACAAGTTCATTTTGGCATTATGGAACAAATACAAAGAAGTTGGTTGCAAAAGGCTATGGCAGAAAACGTTATTATTCAATCGGTGGATAGCTTAATGAATTTAACAAAGGTGCTGTAAAGGGGGAAGGAAAATGACAGTAGATTATAAGAAACCTAGTTTAAGAGAATATAAGGAATTAATTCGTTATGATGCAAGACTAACTGGTGAAATTAAAATAGCAGAATTACTTAATGAGGATTCAAAAGTAGTTGAATTAAAGCAAGAGAAGAAATTGTTGGGGATTCGAATCAAGATTATCGAAGCGTCATTTATTTTGAAACATAAATGGGTAAATAAAAAAGCTACCGCCTAGACAACAGTAGCTCTGAAAAATATCGTAAAGCAATTATAACATTATATAAATCATTTGGACAAGCCACTGTGCTTGTCGTTATGACCAGAAAGGGATTATTCCTCCCATACCCTACAATGTTTCTTTCTGGTTGTAACGATGCGTACAGCATCAATGAAAAAAGAAAAGGGGTGAATTAATTGGAGTATCATGTTCCGGAAGTAAGCAAACAAAGGTTTGTACATATCTCGATTGCAAATTATGAGATTAAAAACCCAACATCTTTTGATATTAGGAATTCAAAAGGAAAAGGAGAGAGTCATTTAACATTGGGCTTAGTGTTTGAAAGCAATGACTACTCTCCAGATAAATTCACGCAGTTTTTGAGTGCATTTAATAAATTCATAGATGAATTTAATACAAAAAGCTAATTACTACCTCGTTACTTTAATCCAAATTTCTGTTTTAAATAACTAGTTGCTAATGAGGACATTATGGAAATTGATGCGCTTGATAATGATCCTACAGCTTTTTTCGTTTTTGACCATATTTCATTGTCACGAATAGTATCTAAAAATTGATGACCGTCCCAAGATATAGAAGAAATTGATAAATGAATCAATTCATCACTAGCATACTTATAGTTTCCGTTTAAATAGTTAGCTTCCAGCAATTTTAAAAAACTATAGTAGGTGTCATCAAATCCGTGGTTTGAAACGGTATTTAGATTATTGAAATGTGGTAATAGAAAATGTTCATTGATAGTAAGTTTTTCTTCTAATTCAAGAAGAAGATCTCTTACACAATCGTGATTTAGTTTCATCGGTTAAACCTCCTTTTAAGGAAGATTATACCGAAATAATAGATTTTTGGATATTTTATAAAACTCAATAAGAACAGCATCAACTAAATTAGAAAGGAGAGGTAATTCATGAACGATAAAAACAATCGTCTTCATGATCTAGTTCTTCCTGGGGATTTTTCATTTGCTAATAAACTTCGTAACTGTATGAGTGAATGTATTTATAACATGTTTAATGCAGAATCAACCGAAGTATCAAATCACTGGGAAGAAGAGCTGGAGCGATGTATAAGGGAATTTAAAATGCTTCGTGATACAAAAGAGGAACATGAGGCATCGATGAGTTATCGTGTAGTGATTAAAGATTTAAGAGCAAGAGGAGTTAACGCTTCGTTAGTAACACGTAGAAAATAAAAAAGATCTATCACTTGGCAGAGTGATAGATAAACGGTTTTGCAAAAGATCTTAGGATTAATTATATCAAATTAGCATTCGTATAACAACGGAGTGTGCTACATGCTTTTAGACAAATCGTTACATAGAGTGTTGCTGAATCCTAAAGTGTTTCAACAAGCAACATCAGAGCAACGCCTAATTTACTTAGTAAAACAATATCTCAAAATAGGATACAAGAATTATCGCTTATTACGTGTAGAGGACGGATTCGCGATATGTAAAACGGGAGGATGAATAATATGGCAGTTTATAGACCAGTACACGTTTCATTTTGGCAGGATTCATTTGTTTTAGATCTTACACCGGAGGAGAAGTATTTCTACTTATATTTGATGACAAACAGTAAGACGTCTCAATCAGGAATTTATGAGCTTCCACTTCGTATCATTGAAACTGATACAGGATATAACCGTGAAACTGTTATGAAGCTATTAGAACGTTTTGCTGAGTATGGAAAAATTAATTACAACCAAAAAACAAAAGAATTGTTCTTAATCAACTGGTTGAAATTCAATCCAATTAAAAATGTAAACATTGAAAAGTGTGTTTTAAAAGAAATTCAATCTGTAAAGGACCAGGATTTCTTAGTTGATTTCTATGAAACTTGCTTGCAATTAGAACGAGAACAAGATTTTAAAATCCCTCGTATTAAGGAGTATTTATCAGTCCGTTTGGAGGGGCTTATAAGGGGCTTCCAAGACCCTAGCAAGGAAGAAGAAAAAGAAGAAGAAAAAGAACAACAACAAGAAGAACGCGCAGGCGCGGAAGAAGTTGTTGAGGTTAATCCAATTTCTTTTTACGAACAAAACTTCGGATTCATTACACCTTTTATCGCAGATGGTATTTATGCTTGGATAGATGATTTAAATGCAGAGCTAGTTATTAAGGCTATGGAGATTGCTTTAGAGAAGAATACGAGAAATATGTCTTACGTAAATACGATTTTAAGAGATTGGCATCTTAAAGGATTTAAAACAGTAGCTGATGTTGAGGCAGCTGATAAAGCATTTCGTGCTCAGCGATTACCAAAAGCCCAGCAACAAACACAAGCACCTTATCAACAAAAAGGCTTATCGGAAACTACTAAAAACGTAATACAGCAGCAACAAGCATGGGAGCAGAACATTCCAACAGAAGAAGAACTTGCAGTACTTAACCAACAGAATGCGTGGTTGGCTAAATGAGTAACGATATGATTCGCAATGTTGAAGCTGAACAAAGTGTTTTAGGTAGCATAATCCAAGAAGGCGATTTAATTAAAGATTGTCAGCTAAAGGTAAAACAGTTTTCTTTACCAACACACCAAGTAATTTTCAAGGCAATGAGAGAATTAGAGGATGCTGAAGTTCCGATAGATCTTGTTGCTCTCATCGGAAAATTCGATGAAAGCTTTATGCATCAAATTGGCGGAATCGAATTCTTTGTAAACCTGACAGAAGTTGTAACAACAACTAAGAACTTCTCGTATCACGAAGGTTTAGTGATTGAAGCTTGGAAGATGAGACATGCTCAGGAGGTTGCTGGTAATTTATATAACCGCCTTCAGCAAGATAGGGACATGAGTGCTATTAGTACATCAATTGATGAATTAAGCGCCATTGAAGAAACGGGTTACTCAGATGAGTTTAACTTGAAAGATACGCTGGTTGATTTGTATAAGAATATGCAAATTGATGTAGGAGATTTAACCGGTATACCAACTGGTTATGACGACCTGAACAGAATGACAGCAGGGTTACAAGAAGGTGATTTAATCATTGTCGGTGCCCGTCCTTCAATGGGGAAAACGGCATTTGTATTAAACGTTGCTTTTCATGCAGCAAGTGCTCATACAGCAACAGGAATCTTTTCACTAGAGATGGGAGAAGAGCAGCTACTAAAGAGGATGATTTCAAGTACTGGAAATATTGATGCTACGAAATTAAAGAATCCTAAAAAGCTATGTAATTTAAAGGATTGGGAAAAGATTAGTCAAGCGATGGGATTAATTAATGATTTGCCATTAGAAATTTACGATAAAGCAAATGTCACGATGCAAGAGATTTATGCAAAGACTAGGAAATTAAAGCGTAAGTACCCTGATAAAAAGGTTTTAATTGCAATTGATTATTTGCAGCTTATTGTAGGGGATCCAAAGCATAGAGGGAACCGTATGCAAGAAATCGGTGAGATTAGTCGTAAGTTAAAGCTGATGGCAAGAGAACTAAACGTATGTGTGGTTGCATTATCGCAATTAAGCCGTGCTGTAGAAAGTCGGCAAGATAAGAGACCGTTGCTATCAGATTTACGTGAAAATGGTCAAATTGAGCAAGATGCCGATTTAATCGCATTCTTATACCGCGAAGATTATTATGATCGTGAAACGGAAAATAAAAACATAACGGAAATTATTTTAGCGAAACAGCGAAATGGTCCAGTTGGTGTTGTTGAACTAGCATTCATTAAAGAATTTAGTAAGTTTGTAAATTTAGAGAGAAAGTTCAATCATCAACAGGAGGCTTAATCATGTTGTTACGTCAGGAAGTAGAACGTAGAAAACTAATAATCATTCGTAAATTATTGGGGTTAGGATTAACTGAAATTAATGGACAAACATTAGATCAACTAACGTTAACGCAGCTTGAAGGTATTGGAGGGGAAAAACAATGCCAAAGCAATTAACAATTTTTGATGTAGAAGCAGTTGTATCATTTGATCCTAAGAAAGCTCATATTCACCGTTTGAATTCAAAATTACGGTATGCAGATGTGGTTGTACAAATACCACGTCAGGCCAAAGCGATTGATGAATTAAAACCAACGACAGCGCCTGATGAACGTTATGAGTTGTTTGAAGATTACACAATTGGGATTTGGCGTTATAAGCGAGTGGAGGATAAGCAATTTGTATGGGAAGAAGCAGAAAAATTGTGTAAGCAAGCAAGGGATGAAAAAAAGCCGATTCCAATTCGGCTTCATTTATCACTGGAACAATTATTTGTTCCAGAAAATGTTGTGCAATATCTATAGACAAATAAAAAAAGCTGAGATCACTCTCAACTTACTCCGACAAAGTAATTATAACATATGGGAGTGATCTTGGTGGGAATTAGAAAAGAAAATCTTGTTGAAATGATAGCTGAAATAGATTTAAAAACAAACGGAATATATATTGTTAAAAATGGTCAGGTTCAGCTAATAGAACCACCTCAAGGTGGATTTGGTGAACAATCATTTGTATATCAAAGTGGAAAAGTAATTCGTATGGAAGAGCGAAAAACACAGTTACTTTAATAAAATTTGAATTTTGTATAAAAACCGAACTATAAAATTGTGGCCATTAAAAATTTGAAAGCGAAAAACGAACGAAATCATGAGTATGGATCACTATATGTCCGTAGTTTGAAAAGGTGGGGCGAAAATGGAAAGTAAACAATATCAATACGAATACCTGCAAGGGCAATTAGATGAGGCAGAAGCGACTTATAGAAATATAGTTTCAATTATGGATGACATGATTGAAGAACCAACTAAATTTACTTTAGATTGGATCAGTGAGCTGGAAGAGTTTTTGAAGGAACATGGCAGATTATAAAACAAGCCAAAAGCGTTATTTGGTTGAAAAGTAAATTGACAAAGGGTGAAAGATCTAGGGTTTTGCATGGATGATAGAAGGTGAAAAAAATCAACATAAAAGACACTCTATTATGTATAAGAGATTATCTTTTATGTTGATTGGATAACTATTTAATATGTAATTTTTCTTTTACTTTTGAAGGTAAATCGTCTTTTTGAACTTCTTCGTAGGATTTTATCTCTCTATGATTTATCTCTGTATTGTTGTTATCTTTTTGATCGACATAAAGGCGTATGAAGGCATTTTCTTTAAGTGGTTTATTTTCGGATTTTACACTTCCAAATGTAACTGTTTTTTCTACCCCATCCTTATTATAAGTAGATAAAGTATAGAATCGTTGGTTCCTTTTTATTTCACCATTGTTTGTAATTTGTACATAGTATTGTTCTGTTCCCATTCTATTTATAGTAGGTGATCTTTCACATCCAATAGCAAAACTAGAAAACAGTGCGAGTAATACAGATATAACTAATGATTTTTTCATATAACTCTCTCCTTGTTTTTGTATATAGAAAATTATAGTAAAGAGTTTATAGTGAAAAAATTGATTTTAGTGACATTAATATTACAAAACTGTAAGGAGTAGCTCATTAAGGATTTTTAATAAAATAGTTATTTAATAGAATTTTGATAAAAAGCGATGATTATTAAATCGCTCCATGATTAATGACCATCGCTTATGTATTGAAAAGTTATTCAGTTATTTGAAATATAGTTTCATCAGGTCTGGAGAATCCATACAATTTTCTTGCGAACTTTAAAATACCTTCTTCGCTCTCTGTTAAAGTTTTAATATCGTTTTCAAAATAACGTCCTATAAGTTCTAATTCAGACATTTTTTTCTTTTTTTTATTAAGTGTAATTTGTTTTTCTTGAATCATTTGTTCTTGCTTGTAAATAGAGATTTGAATGGAAATAGCCATAGGTAGCATAAAAGCAAGCGCTAATAAAAGACGACGTCTTAACTTTTTATTCGCTTGTGGATTCTTGTTAGGATTAATTTGTTTTTTTGTTATGAATTGTTGTGGTGGTGAATTTGGAACACTCCCCATTTTAATGCCTCCATTACTTATGTATAGAATTTAAATTGCTTAAAAGTATTATATATGCTAAATAAATACTTTTGAACCTATTTGGGTAAAGAGAAGTTTTATGAGATTTAATTAAAATTCTTATTTAATAAAAAAACGTGTACAAAAAATGTACACGATTATATAAAACCTATGTCTTGCGTACTCATTGCATTCTATGTTTATTGTATGTAAAACGTGATACACCGCAATACAGTAAAAGAGCACTCGTAAAAGTGCTCTCTGACCATAACTAATATTGAAAAAGGATACCCAACATATTATATGTATGTTTTTTAGATAGGTGCAATTTTTTTAAAATCTTTCTTTTACACAACAAAGCAGCTAGTTAACAAAACTAACTGCTTGTTGTACAAAAGAAACGCTGTGCTTACAGAAATAGTTTGTAACTTTAAGTTACAAAAATAGTATGAACAGGGTTGAAAATGTTATGCGGAAATGAAAGAAAATAAAATGAAAAAGAGCACCATGCATAAGTGCTCTTTAAGATAGGAGGTAACACTTTGAGCTGGATGTTTAGGTTAAAAGTATATGATGTAGAAAAAGAATAAGACCTAAAACTTATTTTTAACTAAATACAAAAGAACAGCTAGCATAAGCTAACTGCTCTCCAGAAAAACGTTAAGAAGGAAGTTCAGAACTCAAGTGTATTTATAGTATGGACAAAAATATCAAGTTTATGTAAAAAAATGAAAATCGAACAGTTAATGCAAATAACTGCTCGATTTGATACAACCTGGGTAAGAAGCAGATTGTATTGTGATTATTATTGACAGAGTATTGAATTGAATTTTATTCGTTTCTTTGACTAAATCCTTATTTTGAAATTAAAGAGCGCCTTGGAGAGCGCTCTTCCACCCAAACTTACATTGAAAAAGAATACACGACATTGTATGCGTATTTCTTTAACTTTGTGTAGCTTTGAAATAAAAAGAGCGCTTTTTAAAGCGCTCTGTACCAAGATGTATATTGAAAGAGGAAACACGACATTATATGCGTACTGTTTTATAATGGTGTGATCTTAAAGCTGAATCGCCATTGAATAACAAATTAAAAGAGCACACATATAAGCGTGCTCTTAGACAAGAAATATAGATTTCTATGGGTGGATTGCCTCCATACAATACTATATGCTTGTCCAGTTAAAAGGTGAAAGTTTTAAACAAAAACGCTATTTTGCACAACAAAGCAGCTAGCTGAAGTAGCTAATTGCTTGTTGTACAAAAGAAAATTAGGCCCTACAAGTTAAGATGTGTAACTTAGAGTTACAGTTATAGTGTTAGCAGGACTGGAAATGTTATACGGGGATTAATGCAATAAAAATTTCATTTTGTATTAAGTTGGAATATAAAAAGAGCACTTAGTAAAGTGCTCTCGTGACGAGCCTCATTTTATAACGACTATTTTATAAAGAAAGGAACTCAGGATATTATATGCGCGTTCAGTTAATTAAGCGCTTTTTACAAACAAAGAGCAGTTAGCAAAAGCTAACTGCTCGGCTCTCGACCAAGAAAGCTAGAGTGGGAAGAACTTAAAGCTGACTTTATAAAGTCTTATATAGTATTGGAAAAACTTAGAATTTTATTATTAACGGAATGTTGAGTTTTATTCGGTTGAGCCTAAAAAAGAACTATATATTAGTGCTCTACAGACCTAGTCTCTTATAGTAACAGTTACTGGCGTTATGTGTAAGAACTACACGTTTATCTCGAAAATAATGATTATTTATTCACATGTAAATTCACAATTAAAGCACAATCGCATCAATACGCTCACAGTTAACTACAGTGATATCTCCGCTTTCATCTATAAATGTAGCAAGGCCGGATCTATTATGGAATCCTACAAATATAGAAGCTTTTAATATTGTGCCGTTAACTAACAGCTGTTTTATTTTTTTTCCTAAGTAAAATGTTTCTAAAAGATAGCAAATATTTTTAGAACTCTCTTTTGGGGTTGGGATAAAAGAAAGTCGGTTATTTGGAAGAGATGTTAGATTAGGATTGAATACTTTGGGAGTAATAGCATAGTTGATGAAAACTGACATTTTTCCGGCTCCTCTATTTTAAAATTTATATTGAAATATGTTGTATGAAATAGGGCTTTTTTCAAAGCCCCATTTTTACTCTACTCAGCTTCAATTCTAAGCGCTTGAATATCACGACAGTCCAAAACAATTATAGAGCCAGGTTCTGTTGTGTTATCTACAAATGTTACACAAAAATTATCTGGATTAAAGTTAGTAAAAATAAGATCCTCTAGTGTTGTTCCTGTAAGGAAAACATCTACTTCTGTACCTAACTGTAATCTTTCTAGTTGTTCACATACACATTTTGTATGCTCAGCCATATAAAAACCTCCTTTCCTCGGTTTACTATTAATATATGTATAAATTAAATAGAACGATTGGAGTAATAGCTTAATAATACTAATTATTTTGCTAGTTAATATGTTTATAAAATAATCCTTTGAATAGAAAGTTACTAAAATATGAGGAAATGATATAATAATACCAATTAAACATTTAGTCCTACTGGAAGAACCAGCGGACATCAAACTATAAGAGCATTATTGATATTGCTCTGTAGTTTGGTGTCCGCTTTTTTGTTTTTATTAACAAAAAATATATAAGGGGTGTTTATATATGACGCAATTAACTTTCTTACCTAAAATTGATCGCAAAGCAACGCAGGTTCGTGTAGAAGAGATTCTTGAAAACGTTCGTATTTATAGGCAATTTGGGATGATTAGACATGAGATGAAGGTTACAGCATCTAGCGAGGTAAGATATCACGGTCCAACAAATATAGTAGGGAAGCCAGCTGAAGATATTGCTTTAGCAAATGTTGCTATGAGTGAAAGAGAAGTGAAATTACAACGTTTATCTTTTCAAATTGATAAAGCATTAAGTCGTTTTAGTAAAAACCAAAGGGATATTATTGTAAAACGATATTTAGAAGATGAAGAAGTCTTTGATTACATGGTTTATAACGAAATTGGTATGAGTGAGCGAACGTATAGACGAAATAAATCTAATGCTTTTTATAAATTAGCTTTTGCTCTTAGATTAGAAGTATATGAGGTAGAAGAAACGGGAGGTAATGAATAATGAATTTTGTTCAACCAATACGTGATCCAGAGCAAATACAGCAGTTAAAAGAGTATTTTAAGGAAAAGAGCTTACGTAATTACATTCTCTTCATTATGGGTATTAATACAGGGCTCAGAATCTCAGATATTTTGAAATTGAAAGTAGGAGATGTCAAAGGTAGTCATATATCTATGCGGGAAAAGAAAACAGGGAAACAGAAGCGAATACAAATTACTGCAGCACTGAAAAGAGAGCTTAAATGGTTTATCGAAGAAAGAGAAGATAATGAGTACCTATTGAAAAGTAGACAAGGTAGAAATCGTCCAATCGGTCGTAGCATGGCATATAAGATATTAAGTGGAGCAGCGGCAGAGTTTGGATTAGATGAAATCGGAACGCATACCCTAAGAAAGACGTACGGGTACCATATGTACATGCAAACAAAAAACATAGCATTACTCATGGAGATATTCAATCACTCGTCAGAGAAGGTCACGTTACGTTATATAGGTGTTAACCAAGATGCAATGGATAAAGCAATGACTAGGTTTAAAATCTAATTATTGCTTATTTCTTTTTCATTAAAAGTTAAGCACCCCAAATCCCCTTAAAAAAGTTGTATTCGGAATATTGTAACAAAATAAAAAAAGACCCTACAAGAGAGTCTTTCATCAGCTAATATTAAGCTTTTTGAACATTAGTAGCTTGTAGGCCACGTTGTCCTTGTTCTACTTCAAACGTTACACTTTGTCCTTCGTCTAAAGATTTGTAACCGTCGATTTGGATAGCTGAGAAATGTACGAATACGTCTTCTCCACCTTCACGCTCGATGAATCCAAAACCTTTTTCTGCATTAAACCATTTTACTTTACCTTGTTCCATAATTGTTGCCTCCTAGTGTGGATACCCACACATATGTTACTACCCTTGCTCAAATACCTTAGACGAAAAACAAAATTTATTCTTAATCTCAAGCCAAACAAAAATAGGTCTTTCTTAAATTAACACACTTTCTAAAAAATAGCAAATTTCAAAAATAAGTCCTTATGGTAATTAGCTACTAATAGTTGTTGCTGAAGAAAAAGTCACTATGATAGTCATCACAGCAAGAAATTGCCAAAGGATCTCAACAATATCATTGGTTTGATTTTTTTTAGACATTCAACAACTGATAAAATTAGCTATTTTCGAACTGAATTTTACTTCTGGTAACGAGAATTATGTAAATAAGCTGTCCATATGGGCAGCTTATTTTATTTTTTTGCTTAGCGTAGGTTATTTTGCAAAATGCTGGTGGTATCTCCATACAGTTACTCATAATTTTCGTACTGTGTAACTCAAAAGACAAAGTTAAATGAAATCAATGATACTAAGGGATTTCACGATAGGGTCAGTTACACACAATATAAGATATGGGTAAGTGGTAGTATCAAGGAATTGAATGGTGTATATACATAAATATAAAATGTAAGGGGGAGGTAATGGTGATTCATGTTAAATGAAGAACTATTAGAAGTAATAATTAGATACAAAAGGAATACTGGAAAAAATCCTGATGTGTTAAAGCTAAATCCAACTTATTTTAGAAATATTTTAGAAGAATTGAATTATCCAAAGTGGATTATTAAAAAGAAAATGACAGAAATGAAAAAAAGTATATTTGGTGTACCAGTGGAATTAACAGATGCAGTGGAAAAATTTGAACTATGAAAAGGTTGGCAGAGTCGTGACCGCTTTTTGGCAGGAAATGTGTCGGTTATTTTGGAATTAACGTGTTATATTTGTATTGTGGGGAGTGGCGGGAAACACAACTCACTATGTTGTTTCTAAAATTCTAAACGGTTCGTAATGATGGCACATAAAATCCGAAGCCAGCAGATGGTAACGATTGAATGATACCGTTATTAAGGAGAGCTTTTGCTCTTCTTCCAGCTACTTAATAATGTTGGTGCAGAGAAACGTAACAACATTAGGTGGTTGGAAGAAGAATAAAACTTCAATTACCGTAGTTAAAGTACAAATTAATACTTAATGAAAAAAGCATCCGAATGGGTGCTTTTTATTTTGGAGGAGGATGAATGATGGATTTAACATTAGAAGGTTTAGAAAAGTGTTTTAATGAAGCAGTGGATGGAGGGGCGGAGTATGTTGCTGTTGTAATTGAAGTGACCGGATTCCTAAGTGATTATTAATAGTAAGCATAATATCGCTGCAGAATTAGAGTATTATAAGAAAACATATAATGATGATTTAGAACATAGATATGCTTCAGGTATTCGTATTATAGGATTTGTACATGGATATTCATTTTCAGGAATTCAACGTGATTTAGGATTATCAGTGGAATAATGATTAAACCAGTAGCAATTATCGTAGGCGCTGCCGTGATCGGTTTAGCGTCTTATTTATTGTTAAGTAAAGATAGGTAGAAAATATAGACTAGTAAACAAGCTGTTTTTGACTTTTAAACATAGAATATGATGAAGTTCTATTTTTAAGAGGAGGTAATCAGATTCATGGGATGTAATGGTAATTTCAGACATTTTCGAGATTGTGATAGATTTTGGGATGATTTAATGTTCTGTAGACGCAGACGTAGGGATTTTGACGATTGTCGTTGCAGACGTGATCGTGACTGCGATTGTGATGAATGTCGTCGCAGACGTAATCAGCATCATGACTGTGATCATGATAAGCGTCGAGATTGGTAAATTCCTTTGGAAGAGTGCTTTGAAGAAAAGCACTCTTTTTTTGTTCAAGAATTTTCTGGTCCTATTTGTTAAGGGATGATAAGGGGTAAGGGTAATGTGTGAGCATAAGTATCAAGTGTTAGGGAGTGAAACGCAAACATTCTTTGCTGATGGTGGGCAAGTAGCTATTGATGTATCTGCTACATTCTTTTATGAAAAGTGTCTTGATATTCAATATCGTGAGGAAAGAATTAATCCAGGAGTGATTGAAGTCAATGACTAGACATTACTTAATCAATACATTAGTTAATTGGCGTGAAAGTATCGAAAAATTCCATATGAATTATTCATTACAACATTTGAAGGATCATTTGCAAATGAGTGATGAAGAAGCTTTAGAAACATATCAAGAAGAACTCGTATCACTATTATCAATGGGTTATAACTGGTATGAATATAAACATCCGAAGTTACGTGAGTTATTAGGAGAATGGTAAGGAGTGAGGATAGATGAGTAAGGTTTCTAGATGTTGTTTAGTTTGTGACTATCAAATTAAAACGTATCATTCGCCAGAAGATGAATATCAAGAAGTAACTGTTTGTCCGAAATGTAATGGTGCTTTTGTAGATATGTTTAAGTTAGGGAAGTACAAACAATCTAACGTGAGTGTAGAACCCTTATTACAAATTGTACAATCAGGTATCAATGCTGTTCCTGTTGTACTGTACAAAGGTAAAGAGATAAAGGGAAGAGTAAGGGTTAGCTTTGATTGGAAGACAAACTACAATCGTAGATCAGGTACTTACATTCACATCGAACATGTAGAAGATACCGAGGAACGTATTAACACAAAAATCATACAGCACAATCATCCTATTGTGGAAGAAGAAATGGAACTGATATATGCGGACGGAAGAATATAAAACCAAACAACAGAAGCGTAAGTTCTATGACAGTGGTGAGTGGAAGAGTATACGAGAGCAAGTAAAAAAGCGTGACAACTATGAATGCCAAGAGTGTAAGCGTAACGGTAGTGTTCGAGTGGACACCAATGAATACAGTGAGAGCGCAAAGCGTAAGAAGATACAGTTAGTTGTCCATCATATAAAAGAACTCGAACATCATCCAGAACTTGCATTAGAAATAGATAACCTAGAAACAATCTGTGTGGATTGCCACAATAAAGAACACGGAAGAACATTCAAAAAGAAAATCAACAAATGGGAACATGATGAAAAATGGTAAAAAAGAATCGGCAATAACAATCCCCCCCTTAAAATATTTCATCAAAAATTGCTCTAAGGGGCACCGGAGGAGGGGGTCGATTTTTCAAATTTATAACCAAATTCGCGCGTTATATCAAATTGGAAAACGATGTAAATCAGAAGGGAGGGATATTGTGGCTAGAGTGAAGCGTGAAACAATGAGAAAAAGGATTGAAAAGGATTTAACAAACCAATTAAAAGAAAAGAAGATTGTAGGTAATCATTATACTGACTTAATTCAAGACTATTTATCGTTGTGGGATTTAAAGTGTGTTCTTGTTGATGATATTGAAGAAACAGGAATAAAAGTATCTGGCATGCATGGTCCGAAATCCAATCCTTCTATTAATGATTTACATAAAACAAATGATCGAATGATAAAGATTTTAGATGCACTTGGATTAGAAGCATCGGCAGAAGAAAAGAAAGTTCCTTCAAAACCTGTGCGCTCTATTAAAGATTTAACATGATTCAAAATAAATATGTCACTGAATATATTGAAATGTATCGCGCAGGGAAAATTAAGCTGAATAAAGAGCGCATAATGCTAATTGAGTACCTGGAGAAATACATCTTAATACGCGATGATTTGTATTTCGATAATGAAATGCATGAGGACTATATAAAATTCACCGAGAAATGGTACTTTGAATTGCAAGCATTCCAAAAGTTCCTAACAGCATTTGTTTTTCTTTTCTATAAAGAAGATGATTCTGTTTTTTATGAGCAATTTTTAATTATGATGGCTCGTGGTGGTGGTAAAAATGGTTTAATTTCATCACTATGCCATTTCTTTATTAGTCCGCTGCACGGAATAGATCGATACAATGTTTCAATTGTGGCGAACAACGAGAAACAAGCTAAAGTTTCTTTTCGTGAAGTCTATGATGCTATTAAAGGAAAAGAAATACTAGAGGATATGTTTTATCGAACTAAGGTAGAGATACTGAGTAACGATACGCAAAGCATTATGCAATATCATACATCTAATGCTGGTTCTAAGGATGGACTTCGTGACGGTTGTGTTATTTATGATGAAATACATCGATATGAAAACTTTGATGTAGTAAATGTATTCTCTAGTGGACTTGGAAAAGTACCAAATGCTAGAGAATTTTTTATTGGTACAGATGGCTTTGTTCGCGACGGATTCCTGGACAAAACAAAAGAGCGAGCGATGAACATTCTAAAGGGAAAAGATTTAGAAGATCCATTATTTCCTTTCATTTGCAAGATAGATAATCCAGAAGAAATTGATAATCCCGATGTATGGGAGAAAGCGAATCCAATGTTTAGTGAGCCGAGAAGTTCTTATGCTAAACAATTATTTAAAAAAGTATTAACTCAATATAAACAATTAGAAAATAATCCTTCAAACCGTGAAGAATTCATAACAAAACGTATGAATTACCCTGAAACAGATTTAACAAAGTCTGTAGCTTCATGGGAAGAAATCATGCGTACTGGTTTTGAAGAAGATGGAGAAACGCTCAGAGAAGTTCCAGATTTAAAACATAAAGTAGCTGTAGGCGGTCTCGACTTTGCTAGCATCAAAGACTTCGCGGCAGTCGGCTTGCTATTTAAACATGGTGAAGATTATATATGGAAAGGTCATTCTTTTGTACGTAAAGGATTCTTGGATAAGGTGAAACTGAAAGCGCCTATTTATGAATGGGCTGAAAAGGGTTTGTTAACTATTGTGGATGAACCTGTAATTAATATCTCTCACATTGTAGATTGGTTTGTGAAAATGCGTGAGATATACGGTGTTAATACGATTGTGGCCGATACATTCCGTCTTGATCTTGTTAAAACGGCACTTGAAGCTGAAGGATTTATATTGTTGTATATTCGTAACCCAAAAGCGATACATTCTCTTTTAGCTCCAAGAGTTGAAACGTTATTTGCAAACAATCGTATCATTTTTGGAGATAATCCATTAATGCGTTGGTACACCAACAACGTCTACGTCCACATAAAAAAAGACGGCAACAAAGAATATTTGAAAAAAGATGAATTTAAGCGCAAAACGGATGGATTCCAAGCTTTTATTCATGCATTATGGCAAGCAGATAACATTCTTGTGGATGAATTCGACTTTATGCTAGATGGTATTAAATTCTAATAAAAGGGGGTGATAACCATTGGTTGGTTAGGAGCAGTATTCAAAAGAAATAGTGAAGTAGGGTTTATGTTTGATGTGGAAATGTTTATTGAAAAAACAAACAGGGTTCACATGAAAAGATTAGCAATTGATACCTGTATATCCTTTTTAGGTAGAACGATTAGTCAGTCAGAATTTAGAGTGAAAAACGGTGAAGAATTTGAAAAGGATGAGCTTTACTACCGATTAAATGTTAGGCCTAATAAGAATATGACAGCAAGTACCTTTTGGGAGAGTTTCATTTACAAACTTATTTATGATAATGAAGCTTTGATTATTCAAGCGGATGATGGTGATCTACTTATTGCTGATGACTTTGAACATAACGAATATGCTGTGTTTGAAGATACTTTTACAAATGTCACTGTAAAAGATTATCAGTTTAAGAGAAGTTTTAAACAAAGTGAAGTCATTCATTTAAGATACAGGAATGATAAGTTATCACCTCTTATCGATGGTTTGTTTGCTGATTATGGTGATTTATTCGGTAGAATATTAATTTCTCAAAAACGTAAGAATCAAATTCGCGGAACAGTTGATATGGACATGCTCGCTGCAAAGAGTGAAAAACATCAAGCCAAACTTCAAGAATTCATTGATAACATGTATAAAGCAATTGGAGAAAAAGACGTTGCTATCATTCCGCAACAACCAGGTTTTAAATATGCTGAAACGTCAGGTGGAGCAAATTCTGGGCAGAGTGTGGAGGAAATTAATAAAGTAACAAATGGCTTCTTAAATCAAGTAGCAATGGCTTTTGGTATTCCAACTGCTTTGATATATGGCGAAATGGCTGATGTTGAGAAGCAAACGAAAAATTATATGCTTTTTACAGTGAAACCTTTATTAAAAAAGATGTGTGATGAAGCAAACGTTAAATTTTTTGAAGAAGAAGAGTATCTTTCAGGTCAAAAAATTGAAATTAAAGCTGTTTCTTATCAAAGTATATTTGATCTTGCGACAAGCATTGATAAGCTCATTTCTTCAAGTGCATTTACAGGGAATGAGATTCGATTAGAAGTAGGATATGAAGTTTCTGATGATCCTAACTTAAATACACATCATATTACGAAAAATTATACGAAATTAACTGAATCTGAAGGAGGTGAGAATACAAATGACGGTGAAAATTGACGTTAAAGGGCCAATTATTTCAAATGATGAAGCTTGGATTTATGATTGGTTTGAAATGGATGCGACAAGCCCAGGTAAGATTACAAAACAACTTGATAATGCAAATAGTGAGGATTTAATTGTGTCAATCAATAGTCCTGGTGGTTATGTAGATGAGGGTTCGGAAATTTACACAGCTTTAAAAAATTATTCTGGTCATGTAGAAGTTCAAATTGTTGGTTTAGCAGCAAGTGCAGCTTCTGTAATTGCGATGGCAGGTGATAAAGTTCGCATTTCTCCAACAGCAAAAATCATGATTCACAACGCTGCTAAATGGCATGGTGGAGATCATCGTGACATGGAAAAGGCAGCCGAGATGTTAAAAATAACAGATCGTGCAATTGTAAATGCCTATGTCATTAAAAGTGGTAAATCTGAGGAAGAACTACTTAACATGATGGCTGAAGAAACTTGGATGGGTCCGCAGCAAGCGTTAGAAAACAACTTTGCGGATGAAATCATGTTTATGGAAAATCCAGTTAAAACGACAGCTTCAACAGCTACTGCTGCCATGCTTCCGCAGAAAGTAATCGATGGCTTTAGAAATGGAACCATGAACAAAGGCCAAGGAATCACAAAAGAAGATTTAAATGCAGCATTATCAGGATTAAAAAATGAAATCCTGAATGATTTACAAAACAATATAGAAGAACAACCAAAGGAGCCAAATCCTAAAGCTGTAAAAAACAGTGGGATTAAAGGGCTCCTTTTAAAATTATAAAAAAACGGAGGAAACACACAATGGTAATTAAATTTAATAAATCTGAAGCATTTAATAAAGCGAAAGCGAAATTAACGGATGCCTTAACTAATGCAGAAAGTACAGAACAAGAACAAACGGCAGCATTTGAAGGTTTCTTTGATGCAATGCAAACGGATGTAATTAATACAGTCCGTAATCAAGTAAATGATGAAATGTTAGATCGTTCTATTCTTCAACAACGCGGTCAAAATGTATTAACTGCATCAGAAACAAAATTCTTCAATGCTGTTGTACAAGATGGTGGTTTTAAGGATGGCTCAATTTTGCCAGTAACTACACAAGAACGTGTATTTGAGGATTTAGTTAAAGAGCATCCATTACTTGATGCTTTAGGGTTACAAGATCTAGGAGCAGTTACAAAGTTCATTTATTCTGATGCAACAAAAGCATATGCATGGGGCGAATTATTTGGGGAAATTCGAGGACAAGTAAATGCAGCGTTCCGAGAAGAAAAAATTGGTCAACTTAAATTAACTGCATTCGCAGCTATTCCAAATGATATGTTAGATCTTGGCCCTGAATGGGTTGAACGTTATGTTCGAACTCTATTAGTAGAATCTTATTCAGTAGGTTTAGAGTTTGGCTTTGTAAATGGTGGCGGATCAGTAGCGCATCAACCTGTAGGTTTAATGAAAGATGTAAATGCAACTACAGGCGCGGTTACTGATAAGAAATCATCCGGTACATTAACATTTACTCCTTCTCAATTTGGTGAAGTTGTTGCTGGAGAATTATATGAAGTAGTAAAAGCTTTATCAACTGATGCGAAAGGAAAATCACGAAAAGTCCTAAATAACATCGTAATGGTTGTAAATCCTGTAGATTCAATTGGTGTACAAGCTCGCAATACAATTCAAACCTCAACAGGTCAATGGGTAATGGCATTACCTTATAACATTCAAACTGTAGAATCTGAAGAAGTGCCAGTTGGTAAAGCATTATTCTTTGTAAAAGGTCAATATCTTGCAGCGATTGCAGGTGGATACAAACTTAAAAAGTTTGACCAAACATTAGCAATTGAAGATGCTATGCTTTATACAATTAAACAGTTTGCTAATGGTAAACCAAAAGATAATAAAGCAGCTCTTGTTTATGATTTGAAAATTTCTTTTACACCACCAACTCCACCAGCAACTAAATAAGGAATGATGTGAATGGATAAGGTAATTTCAAATGAAATATTACAGCAATTTAAGGATAGGATGCACTTAGGAGATGAGGAAGATGATAACCTAAAGCGCATCCTTTCTACGTCTAACAAGGCATTACTTAGGGTCTGTGGGAATTATGATTTAAATAAAGACGAGGAGTTCAAAGAATTAGTCTTTGAACGTTCTCGTTATGTCTATAACGATGCATTAGAGTATTTTGACAAGAATTTTTTAAGTCAGATTAATAGTTTAGGTATCGATAAAGCATTAGAAGAAATTAAATTGGACGGTGATTAATATGCGTCCTTTTCAGTACAAGAAACCACTGAATACAGGTGATTGTAGAAATCGAATTATCATTGAGCAACCTGAAGTAATAAAAGATGATTTGAATCAAGAAGTTGAAACAGGTAATTGGCAAGAAGTAAAAAAAGCATGGGCAATGATAAAAACAGTAAAAGGTTCAGAGTACATTGAAGCTTCAGCATCACAATCTACACGAATTTATCGGTTTGTGATGCCTTATACAACAGGTATTACAGAATTAATGCGAATCAATATGAAAGGTCGTATCTTTGACATTATCGAACCGCCAATGAATGATGATGAAATGTATCAAACATTGACTATTATCGCAAAGGAGCATGTTTAATATGAACGATTTTGCGAGCGAACTTGCTAGAGAATTACAAAGATATGCAAATGTTGTAGAAGAAGAATTACTGAAAGCGCAAGAAGAAGTTTCTGATGTTGCTGTGGAAAAATTAAAGCAGAAAAGTCCTAAAAAAACAGGTGCATATCGTAAAGGTTGGCGTAAGAAAAAAGAAGGTAATGGTGTTGTTATCCATAATACTCAAGGACAATTAACACATCTTTTAGAAAAAGGACATGCGAAAGCTGGCGGGGGGCGTGTTCCGGCAAAGGTGCATATCCGTCCAGTTGAAGAGTATGTAATTGATGAATTGCCAAGACGTATCGAAAGGGCGGTTCAGCAATGACATTAGGTGAATTAACGAAAATTCTTGAAGCTACAGGTTATCCTGTGGCTTATTCGCATTTCACAGCAACGCCGACCAAGCCAGTTCCAGCGCCACCTTATATATGTTTCCTTGTGGATGGATCAGCAAATTTAATGGCTGATAACAAGGTGTATCACAAGATAGACGATGCAAATATTGAACTTTACACACCTAAAAAAGATTTAGTTGCAGAAGAAAAACTTGAAAAAGTCCTAGACGATCATGAAATTCCTTATGACTCATATGAGACTTTTATTGAATCTGAAAAAATGTATCAAAAAATTTATGAAACGAGGTTGATGTAAGTGAATAAAGAAAATAAAGTTACGTTTGGTCTGAAGAATGTACATTATGTTCCATATGATGTTCAAGACTTTTTAGTGAAATTTGGTACACCAATTCCACTACCCGGTGGAGTTGAATTAACTTTTGAACCACGCGGTGATTTAATTGAATTTTATGCTGATGACATGCTTTATTACGCAGCAAGTAATAACCAAGGTTATGATGGAACGCTATCTATTGCAACTATTCCGGAACAATTTGCTATCGATGCATTAGGTGAGCAATTAGATGAAACAGACGGTGTATTAAATGAGTTAGCTGATGCCAAAGGAAAATCATTTGCATTACTCTTTGAATTCGATGGCGATGTGAACGCAACTCGCCACGTTATGTATAACTGTGCAGCGAGTCGTCCGACAATCGCTTCTAAAACAAAAACAAATTCAGCCGAACCAAATACAAATGAATTAAAGTTTGTTTCTAGTCCAATTGTTTTAGTGCCTGGCGGAAGACCAATGGTTAAAACAAAAACAACTTCTAAAACGACTCAAGCAATTTACGATAACTGGTACAAAGAAGTGTACGTTAAAAAACCAGCAGCACCAAAGGGAGCGTAAGTAAATGGAAAAGACAATTACAATCGATGGAAAACAAGTCAAATTAAAAGCTACAGCAGCTACGGTTAAGCGGTATAAAGCGCAATTCAGACGTAATTTATTTGCAGATTTGATGGGGTTAGGGGCAATTAATGCTTTAGCTTCATCAAATGGGGCAGAACAACCTATTGATATGTCTAATGTCGATATGAGTAAAGTAGATTTTGAACTTATTTATGACTTAACGTGGTTATACGCTAAAACGGCTGATCCTAATATTCCTGATCCTATGACGTGGCTAGATGAATTTGAAGAATTTCCCAATTGAAGAAATTATGCCTGCGGTCATGGAATTAGTTCAGGTTACTATGGGAGCAAAAAAAAAATAAAGAAAAATAATGGAGAGCAAGGGACATTCAGTGATGAGGAATTTACTACTGAACTGTTTCTTGCTCTTTGTTATAAAGCGAAATTAACAAGCTGGGATTTAGAAGATATGACAATTGGTGATTGTTTTGATTACATTGCTGAATTTGCTGAGCTAGAGAATCCAGATAAAGAAAAAGTTAGAAAGGCAAATCAAAAAGACTTCGATTCATTCTAAGAAAGGGGTGAGAAAATGGCAGGAAGAATTAAAGGGATTACGATTGAAATTAATGGTAACACTCAACCGTTACAAAACGCTCTAAAAGATGTTAATAAACAAAGCGATTCTTTAGCTAAAGAACTAAAAGATGTCGAGCGTTTGTTAAAGTTCGATCCTGGTAATGTGGAAGCATTAGCGCAAAAACAACAGTTACTTACACAACAGATTGAAAATACAACGCAAAAACTAGATAAGTTGAAAGCAGCGGAACAACAAGTACAAGCTCAATTTCAAAACGGTAAAATTTCTGAAGAACAATATCGTGCATTCAGGCGTGAAATTGAATTTACAGAAGGATCGCTTAATGGTCTGAAAAATAAACTTGGAAACATGAAAGCTGAGCAAGAGAATGTAGCGAGTTCCACAAGGCAATTAGAAACATTGTTTAGAGCTACAGGAAAAAGCGTTGATGATTTTGCAGGAGCATTAGGAAATCGTCTTGTGAATGCAATTCGGAATGGAACAGCTACAAGTCGTCAGTTAGAACAAGCGATTGGAATTATTGGTCGTGAGGCATTAGGTACAGAAGCTGATATTGAAAAATTACAAAGAGCTCTTCGATCTGTGGATGCTGGAAACTCCATACGGCAAGTACAAAATGAGTTAAGAGAATTACAACAAGAAGCGGGTAGAACCGAGAAGAAGTTTGAAGGATTACAAGTAGGATTAGAAAACGTTATTGGTGGATTAGCAGCTGGTGGCGGAATTGCAACAGCTATTGAAAAAGCGATGGATATGTCAAAGTTAAAAACAAAGATTGATATTACTTTTGAGGTCCCAGAGTCTTCGAAAAAATCAGTAGAAGAAGCTGTAAGAGGAATTACGGCATATGGTGTGGATGGAGAAGCGGCTTTAGAAGGTGTTAGAAGGCAATGGGCTTTAAATAAAGATATAAGTGACCAAGCAAATGCATCAATGGCAAAAAGTGCAGCAGTTATAGCTCAATCTTATGAAGGGATTGATTTTACTGAATTAATTCAAGAAACCTATGAAATAGGTAATGAATTAGGAATATCTCAAGAACACGCTTTATCTATGACGGATGCATTGTTAAAAATGGGATTTCCACCAGAGCAATTAGATATCATTGCCGAATACGGGAGTCAGTTGACTCGTGCAGGCTTTAAAGCTGAAGAAGTCCAAGCAATTATGGAAGCTGGCGTTGAAACCGGTAGTTGGAATATCGACAATCTTTTAGACGGATTGAAAGAAGGTAGGATTCAATTAAATGAATTCGCACAAGGAGCTGACAAAGCTTTAAAAGAAGCACTTGATGGTTCTGGTATTGCAACTGAACAAATAGAAAAATGGGGGGCAGCTGTCGCTAAAGGTGGAAGTGATGGTTCAAAAGCAATGGTAGAAGTAGCTAAAGCAATAGAAGGAATAGAAGATCCTGTTAAAAAGAATCAAGTAGGGGTTAAAGTTCTAGCCACTATGTTTGAGGACCAAGGGCAAAATTTAACTAATACTTTAATAAGAGCTTCAGAAAAAACCGTAGACTTCCAAAAGAATCAGGAGAAATTGAATGAATCCATAAAAAAAATGGATGCAAATCCAGCAGTTAAGTTTCAAAAGGCAATGGAAGATTTAAAAATGGCTCTTGAACCTATACTAGGAGTGATTGCTGATGTTGTTGCTAGTATTGCTGATTGGATTTCTAATAATCCAGAATTAGCAGCGACATTAGCAGCAGTTGCAACGGCTATTGGGGTAATTTCAGGGGCACTTATGGCAATTGCACCAATAGTTGTAGCTGTCATGGGTGTATTTGAAATCGGAGCCGCCGCCGCACTAGGCATAGTTGCTATTGTACCTATTATTATCGCAGCTATAGTTGCTCTAGGAATTGCCATTTATCAAAATTGGGATTCTATAAGACAATGGACAATAGATACATGGAATTCTATTAAGGAATATTTAATAGAGCTTTGGGATGGGATAGTTCAATCCTCTAGTGAAGCTTGGAGTTCTTTCTTAGAAACAATGCATTCATTCTTTGATCCAATAGGGCAATTTTTTAGCGATTTATGGACAGGGATAGGTGAAATATGTAGTAGTACATGGAATTCTATTGTTGAATTCTTTTCAGGAGCTTGGGCTTCATTCACTGAAATGATGCATAGTTTCTTTGATCCGATAGGTGAATTTTTTAGTAGTTTATGGTCCGGAATTGTGGAAACAGCTTCCTCTTGGTGGTCATCTTTAGTTACAACAGCTTCTGAATTGTGGGGGGCACTTGTACAAGCTTGGCAGGAAACGTGGAATACTGTACTTACGGTCTTAGACCCTATCATTTCATTGATTTCTACGGTCCTTGAGGCTGGTTGGTTATTAATCCAAGCAGGAGTGCAAATTGCATGGGCAGCAATCTGTCAATACATTATCCAACCAATCCAGGAAGCTTACGACTGGGTAAGTACACAAATCGGTGAAATGGTCACTTGGCTTGGTACACAATGGGAAATTGCAAAAGCTATGGCGCAAATCGCTTGGGGACTATTTAAGCAATATATTATTCAACCTGTCATAGATACTTGGAACTTAGTAAAAGAAAAGTTTGGCAATTTAGTTTCTTGGCTAAATTCGAAATGGGAAACAGTTAAATCATATACTTCTGCAGCGTGGAATTTAGTAAAACAATATGTCATTCAGCCTGTTCAGGAATTGTGGAACGCAACAAAAGAAAAGTTAAATGATTTATCCAATTGGATATTAGGAAATTGGGCGAAAATAAAAGGGTATACACTTGAAGCTTGGAAGATGGTTTACACATACATCGTTGAACCGATTATTTCAGCTTATAATTCTGCAAAAGAGAAATTCAATGATATGTACAACACAGCACGGGAAAAATTTGATTCTGTAAAGAATGCAGCTCAAGAAAAATTTGAAGCAGCTAAACGTTTTATTATTGATCCAATTAAAGATGCAGTTGACAGTGTAGAAAGATTTATTGGGAAGATCAAGAGCTTCTTTAGTGACTTGAAGTTAAAAATTGCTAAACCTGAAATGCCACCTCTTCCACACTTTAGCTTGCAAACTAGTACGAAAAATATTTTAGGGAAGGATATTACATTCCCTTCTGGACTCAATATAGATTGGCGCGCAAAAGGTGGTATCTTCACTAAACCGACTATATTTGGAATGAATGGTGGGAACTTGCAAGGTGCAGGTGAAGCTGGAAAAGAAGCGGTTTTACCTTTAAATAAAAAGACACTTGGAGATATTGGTGCAGGAATAGTAGCAGCAATGCCACGACAACAATTTGCTATATCAGGAGAAATAAATCAATTAATGGATGATATGAGCCGTATGATGGCTAGTTCCGCAAGTCAATTAGCAGGATTAAAGACCGTTATGAGTGGTGTGTATGGAAATATGTCAAATAGTAGACAAGCTATGGCAGCTGGTGTTGCGAATCAAGTGATTAATTATTCTTCAGGATCATCTGGCGGCGGAGTCATTCCAATGCTTGGTGGAGATTTAGTTATTGAAGTGCCTGTTAATTTAGAAGGAAGAGACGTGGCACGCGGTACTTATCGCTATACAACCGAATATCAAGAAAGAGAAGCAAAAAGAAACTCAGACTTTTAGGTTTGGGTTTCTTTTATTTTATAAAGAATTGGGGTAACTGTATGAGTTCTTTTACATTTAACGACATACGCAAAGATTTTGTTCAAATAGAAAAGGGATGGAAAAGACCAGCGTGGGCGCCGTTAAAACGGAAATTTCTAAGTGTTCCAGGTTATCCAGGTGCAAGATTATTAACGACAGAAACTGAAATGCGAGTTTTACCTGTTCCGGTCGGAATTATTGTTCCTAATGGATCTGACCTAGAAACATTAAAAGAAGAAATAGCAGGGTGGTTAATTACAGAAAAACCTGTTGAATTAGTCTTTGATGTAACACCTGATAGGACATACCTGGCAGTTATTGATGAAGATTTTGATCCTGAAGATTTCGTTACTTTAGGTAAAGGTACTTTGAACTTTGTTTGTCCAATGCCGTATAAGTTAGGGAATGAGAAAACGGTTGATTTTAAAAAAGATGTTAGTGGGTTAGTTGCTAATGTCCAAAACAAAGGCTCGGTACATTCAAATCCGATTATTGAAATTGATATTAAAAAACAACATACTTTTTTAGATGTATGGTTTGAAGAAAAATATGCAAAGGAGCCGAATTATTTCCGTATTGGAATGCCATTAAAATTGGAGCAATTGCCTGTAGAAAGAAATCAACGTCTTATATGGGATGAAATGTCCACAACTGTAGGATGGAGTAAGGTTAGTTCTATGGAAGACGGTAATCCAGTTGGTGAAATGAAAACAGATAGTTACCAATTCTATTGTTCGGACTATGGATCGGGTAATGGATGGCATGGTGCAGCTGTTAAGAAGAGTATCCCTGGTGGGCCAGTACAAGATTTTATTATGCAAGCCCACGTTACATGTAAAAGTAAAACGATCAATGAAATGGGACGAGTTGAGATAGCGATACTCGATGAAAACAGCAAAGTTCTTTCAAAAATTTCCATGAATGACCTCTATTGGCAAGCTGAACAAAATTTTGGAACGATGGTAATTGGATATGATAATAAGCCTGGAAAAACAGGTTTAATTTATGAGAGTGGTGATTATCCAAATACATGGAATCAGTATTATGGTAGGTTGTGGATCGCTAGAACCGGTAATGATTGGGAAGCTTATATTTCAAAATTTCTTCCTGGAACAGAAAAAGATGATTCAGAACGCTTTGCAAGGTGGACCGATAAAGACAATAAACATATGGAAAAAGCAGCTCAAATACAGATTAGTATCATGCAGTGGCAAGATGTTCCGCCAGTAGAAGCGATGACAGTTTCTGATTTGAAATTTTGGAAAGTGAATTTAAATAATCAAAATACACCGCCTTATATAGTCGATGTTGGTGACAAAGTCGTGATTGATACAGAAAACAGTCGTGTCAGTATTGAAGGGAAAAACGCTATTAACATAAAAGATATTTTTAGTAATTTTCCTGTTATCAATAAAGGTACGAATAAACTTGAAATTATTCCTTCTGATATAGGAAAAGCAAAGGTTAAATATAGGGAGCGATTTAGATGAGAACACCAAGTGGGATACTTCATGTTGTTGATTTTCAAACAGAACAAATTGTTTCCACTATCCAATCTAAAGATTATTGGGATGATAAACGGCATTGGGAAATCAAAAACAATATTGATAAGTTTGATTTTACAACGGCTGATGGTACAGAACAAGCAGCTACACTCATGCAACAAAACTTAGTATTAAAAGAGGTGCGTAGCGGTGTTATTGTACCGTATGTAATTACTGAAGCTGAAAAAGTTTCTAATGATAGATCCGTAATTACTTATGCATCTGGTGAGTGGATTTTATTAGCAAAAGCAGGTGTTATCAATCCTCAACGAATTGAAGGGAAAACGGTCAATGAGTTTATTGACATAGCTTTAACAGGGACAAAGTGGAAACGAGGTCGTACAGAATACTCTGGTTTTCATACAATGACTATCAATGAACCTATCGATCCGCTTAAATTATTAAAGGATATCGCTTCTCTTTTTGATTTGGAAATTGTGTATCGTGCTGAGGTTGTTGGTAATCAATTCGTTGGTCGTTATGTGGATATGGTTAAGAAGCGAGGTCGAGAAATAGGTAAAGAAGTAACTCTTGGTAAAGATTTAATGGGAATCAAACGTATTGAAAACTCTCAAAATATCTGTACAGCGCTTATAGGGTTCGTTAAAGGTGAAGGAGATAAAATAATTACAGTTGAGAGTATTAATAATGGTTTGCCGTACATCGTAGATAATGATGCGTTCCAGCGCTGGAATGAAAAAGGAAAGCATAAATTCGGATTCTATACTCCAGAGACAGAAGAAGATATAACTCCAGGCCGTTTAATGACTCTTATGAAAACAGAGATGAAAAAACGTGTAAACACATCTGTTTCTTATGAAGTTGAAGCACAATCAATTGGTCGTGTGTTTGGATTGGGACATGAGTTAATTAATGAAGGAGATACAATCCGAATTAAAGATACTGGATTTACACCCAAGTTATACCTTGAAGCACGAGCAATCGCTGGCGATGAGTCATTTAAAGATCCGATGCAAGATAAATATGTATTTGGTGATTACCGTGAAATTGTTAATCCAAACGAGGAATTACGTAAGCTCTATAATAAAGTCCTGGCTTCATTAGGTAGTAAACAAGAAATTTTAGATCAGCTAGATAAATTGGTTAAAGAGACTGCTGAAAAAGCAAATGATGCTCAAAAAGAATCTGCATCTGCTAAGAAAATTGCTGAAAAGGTCCAGGAAAACCTAAAAAATAATACGGTAAATATTATTGAAGCTAAAAATCCACCAATTGATAATCTTATAGTAGGTAAAACATTATGGCGAAATATTAGTAACGGTAAACCTGGTATTTTAAAAGTGTGGAACGGTAAAGGTTGGGAGCTTCTTATTCCTGATGTGGAATCAATTAAAAAAGATACACTGGAGCAGGTTAATAAAGATATTCAGCTCACAAAAGAAGAATTAAACAAAAAAGTGGAAGAAGCGCAAAGTGAAACCAATGGACAATTCAAGGAAGTTAAAAATAGTCTTCAAGAAGTTTCGCAAACTATTAAAAATGTACAAAACTCTCAAGGTGAAATTAATAGAACTGTTTCTGAAATAAAACAAACTAACGAGAGCTTTACTAAATCTATTGAATCGTTAACAAAAAAAGATGGTGAAATCACTGAAAAATTAAATACAGTGGTAGAGACTGCTGAAGTTACGAAAAAGACAATCTCTGAGGTGCAGCAAACAACTAATAATCTAAAGAAAACCACAACTGAAATTACAGAAAAAGCTGGCCAGATTAGTGAGAAGTTGGAGAGTGTAGAAAAGAAAGTTAATAACGATAAAGCTGGAGGTCGTAATCTGTTATTAGATTCAAATGTCAAATATGACAAAACAGATTATCTAATCAATCCATATTCTTTAACTGAAAATTTTGTTGCAGGAGAGGAATATACTTTTGTAATTAAAGGGAGTGTTCCGCAAGGCCAGAAATTTGGAATTTGGCAGAATGGTGGTTCAAATAATGTTGGATATGCAACTAGTGTTTATGCGAATGGAATTACCTATGTAACTTTTAAAGCTGTAGTAACAACGGGTGGAAATGAAAGAAAGTTGAGTCTGTATAACTTTCCAAGTAACACTACAAAAGCCGTTGTAGAATGGGTCGCTTTATATAAAGGTAATAAGCCACAGGATTGGACACCAGCTCCAGAAAATCAAGTAACGAATGATGAATTCACTAAGAAAACAACCGAGATTGAAAAAAGTGTGGATGGTATTAAAGAAAGTATTAAAACGGTAGAAAAAACACAAACCTCTTTTAATGAACGTGTTAACACTGTAGAAAAGAATGCAGAAGGAACAACTGCAAGCGTTAAGAAATTACAGGAAACACAAACTGAGCAAGGGAAAACATTAACTCAGGCTGCTACAACCATACAGCAACACTCTGAAGAATTGAAACTAGCAATGAAAAAGAAAGATGTTGAGGATTATGTTGGTGGTTTAGGTACTGTCAACGAGTTGCGTGATGCTGATTTTAAGTTAGGGCAGAAATATTGGTTTTGGAATAGTGGTAATGGAGCTACTGGTTCTGTTGATACGAATTTAAAATACAAAGGTATGAATACATTTGCAATTACCGTTACTGGCCAGACTCAAGATCGTTGGTGGGGACTTACAAGTCAATTCATCGAGTGTCAGGTTAACGAAGATTTTGTTGCATCGGGTTATTTCAATACTGATGGGAAAACACCTATTGATAGTGGCGGTGCATTTATTGAAATTGAATGGTGGACTACTGATAAAAAAACTCGTATTAAAACAGCTAGAACAAATATCAAGGTTGTAAATCATACATGGGTTCGTGCTGTATGCACAGATAAAGCACCAGCCAATGCAGCGTTTGTGAGATGGCGTTATTACGTTACAAGAAATGGGCGTTTATGGTGTGCTGCACCTATGTTACAACGTGGCACTGTAGCTACAGAATTTTGGTTACATCCAAAAGATCAAACGGATGTTGATAAAATGATAGAGGATATTGCTCATAGAGTAGCAACTGAAGATTACACTAAAAAAGTAACTGAATTAGAAAGAAGTATTAGTGCTACTGAAAAAGGCGTTTCAATCATCTCTGGAAAACAAGAAACGTTTATAAATGAGACTTATAATGCCTATGTAAAGAAAACGGAATCTAGGTTAGAAGTGTTAGATGAAGGGATCTTAGCACAAATTTTAAAAGACGGTATCATTACTTCTATCAATATGTCACCGGGTAAGATTACAATCGACGCTGAGAAACTGAATATTAATGCCGATACAATGGTCAAATGGTTAACAGCAAAAGGTATTGATACGAATCTTATTAGAATTAACGGTGATAAGATAACCATTGATAAAGATGGTGTAACTGTTAAAATGCTAGATTTTCTATTCCAAGACGAATGGGGAACAAAAACAACTGCGGTATCAAGACGAAACCTAATAGCAGATCCCGACTTTTCTAGTGTTACAAAGAAAAACATTGGACATAATGATTATTATGGGTTTGAAGGTGGATACGGTCTTACTTGGAGGTCATGGGGAAGTGTTGTAATAGAAAAGAATACACATATATTCGATTACGAGCAAATGGTGAATGCTACAAGGGTAGACATGTATAACTATCCAGAAGCAATCGTGAATAATGGCATACATCCCGGAAATGAATACACAGTATCTGCTCACTTTAGAGCATCTATGATAAATGGTGTACGTAAAACAGGGAAACCACGCTTACATGTATGTTGTGTTAAATTCCGAGACAATGTAAGTTACGATATATGGAATGAACAAAAAATGGACTTTCCTGAGCCATCTACATTTTATGGAGAAATCAGACGATATTCATTTACCTTTAAAGTGCCGAAAAACTATATTCCGCAACAACATGCATTGATTATTAAAGTTTGTTCTGGAAGTGCTGACATGAGACAAGGGACAGCGATTTGTGTAAGTGGTGTAACGCTATACAGTGGTAAATATGCATCTATGTATAATTGGGATCGTGCTGCAGCAGAAAGAGCGGATGGCATTCAGCCGTTTAACGCACTTGCTGTAGGTGGTGTGAATAATAATATAAAACCAGCCGCAGACGGACAAACGTTTGATATAAGTACAGAAAAGGATGTAAAAGTTTTTTCTAATATAAGGGCGATGCAAGGAATTAATTTAGGCGGCGGTGGATTCCAACAATGGGGACATATTCGTTTTGTAGAAGGAAACCGAGGGTTAGGATTCTATGTCTGTAACTCAAATGGATGGCACTTTAATAGTTTGGGATAAAGAAGAAAGGAGTAATAGTATATGAATCAGAATCAAAATTCAGCTGTTGCACCTCCACAACCTGGGGATGTAACACCGTTTATGGGATATTTAGTAGAGCTGGAAAGATCTGAAACTGGAATTTTTGTAAACATCCCCATCAATGTATTAAATAATGCAGGGCTTTCAAATGGCATGAATAAAGTCGAGGTGTGGAGAGAACTTGATGGAACCATAAGTTTTAGAATTGCAACCAGATGCGAAATCTGTAAACGTGGGGCGCGTTTATATGAACTAGATATGGGATTTGCGAAAAAGCACATTTGTATGGAGTGTTATACATCGCTTACCGGTTCTTATCCACCACAAGAACCACCAAAGCCGACTAATGAAAATAATACGCAAACAGAGCAGGAGCAGCATTAGCTGGTCTTTTTTTATTGCCTAAAAAGGAGATGAGAACAGTGGAAGATGCGATTTTCAACTCAGTCATTCAACAAGGTGCATTTGCAGCGTTATTTGTGTGGATGCTATTTACTACACAAAAAAAGAATGAGCAACGTGAAGAAAAGTATCAACAAGTAATTGATAGAAACCAACAAGTAATAGAAGAGCAAGCAAAGGCTTTTGGATCTATCTCTAAAGATGTAACAGAAATCAAACAAAAACTATTTGAAGGAGATGTTCAATAATGGGGTATATCGTAGATATTTCAAAATGGAATGGTAATATTAACTGGGATGTAGCAGCACCACAATTAGACTTAGTAATTGCTAGGGTACAAGATGGTTCTAATGTAGTTGATCATATGTATCCAAGTTATGTTGGTGAAATGAAAAAACGTAGTGTTCCTTTTGGTAACTATGCGTTTTGTCGATTCGTTTCTGACAATGATGCACGTGTAGAAGCTCGTGACTTTTGGAATCGTGGAGATAAAGATGCATTGTTTTGGGTAGCTGATGTGGAAGTGAAAACAATGGGGAATATGTTAGCTGGAACGTTAGCTTTTATTGATGAATTGCGCCAATTAGGTGCTAAAAAAGTTGGGCTATATGTTGGTCATCATACATATAAAGAGTTCCAAGCGGGTCAAGTAAACGCTGATTTCGTATGGATTCCTCGATATGGTGGGAATAGACCAGCTTATCCATGTGATATCTGGCAATACACAGAGACAGGTAATGTACCTGGTATTGGTAAGTGTGATTTGAACCAATTGATTGGCAGTAAACCGTTATCTTGGTTTACAGGAGAGGAACAAACAGAACAATCTGTTGCTAATAGCGGCTATCAATATGTTAAATCTGGTGGTTTTGGTATTTCATTGGTTCAGGAAGTCGTAAACGCTATGAATGAGCGTGGAACAAAAGGGAAGGTTGTCTCTGATCCATTAACTGGTTTAGCGTACTTACAAACTGAAGTACTGCCTAATGGCGAACTTGATAAGATTACAGCTTGGATGGATGAAAGAAACTGGTGGTACGAGTACATTAAAAAATAAAACAAAAGAATAGTTTTATGAAAAAAATTATTATCTGGTTCTATATGTAGATAATTATATATTGATTTTCATCTTTATAAATGTTAGGGTAAATATACACCGTTTCTTATTTATCTATGAGTACTGTCTGTAGAACGAATAGAATAATTTGAAAAAATCCCCTTTTGCACCTATATGCAGAAGGGGATTTTAATATTTATGAGATTTAAAATTTACTTTTAGATAATGCTTTAAGTACAGGCTTTATAATTAAACCTATTAAACGAAAGCCCTTAAATATAGAGCGTACAACTTTCAAGGAATGTTCCTCCTAGTTGATATTAATAAATGTATCATTATATAAAAATTTTTCTTCCATATAAAATCACAGCAATTTAACAAAACATGATTTCTATATAAGTGTTCTATTTTACGCTAGTGATATGTATGTGAATGTGCTTTAATTTAACGAAAAAGGCCATCTATTATGAAATGCACCCCAAATGTTAGATGTAATTGGGGTGCACATCTAATTCGTGAGGTATTTGAGTCGTAACTTTAAATAAGTCCATTTCAAACAGATTTTAAGCTAAAAAATTTGGTAAATCCTCTATCCATGCTTTGAAGCTATCGCAATATTCTTCGAATTTCCCTTTATCATCATAGTAATAATACACCTTCGATTCTAATCTATGTAAGCAAAAATAATCTCCATTTCCAATACCATAGAAGGGGAGCATATTTGAATCCCAATTACCATTACTCATTTTATAATTATATACCTCTTCTAGTGTATCATTTCCATTTGTTTTACCCTTTGAAATATTATAAATATCACCTAGAAATGACCAGAATGTCATCAACTCAATAAAATATTTAAATTCATTACTAAACGAGCAATTAAATTGATTACTTAATTCTTTCCATTCTTTATCTGTTGGCTTGTCTAATACCTCGGTTTCTCTTTCTAGAATATTTGATAATATAGACTCTACTTCATTATAATTCAT